TGACTCAACAACCACGTCCCCGTCGGAACCGACTTTTCCGGACTTGATTGAGGAATTGATCGACATCCCCAACGACTTCGGAGCGTTCACAACGTCCCACAAAAACTGCTCAGCAACAGCGTGTTTCGGGTTGAAATGCACGTCCCCGAAGTAACCTTCGCCTGGACGGTACTCAACTTTCTGGCCGACAACAGCGAATTTGTCTCGATAGGAGCGATTGGTCGTTGCTGTCGCTGGATGATCGATGTAAATCGATGTCCCCGGCAGTAACTTCATCGCCGACTTCTGGACTCCCGGAGTGTCGTAGTTGCGTTTGTTGAGACTTCTCAACCCCAGCAACTTGACTCCCCGGATGATTCCCCGCTCTCGATCAATTCGATCTTCGGCAATGGCTTCGAACGCATCTTCTGTTACGAGGATGTCACTCATTTTGTTCCGCCCTTGCCGCCCTTCGGTTTCCTCTTACTTCCGCAGCCACATCCCATGGCAAACTCCTTTTGTCAAATCGCCAAATTGACAATAAGTCATTTTGTACGAACTTGACAAGTCCCGTGCAACCGAATTTAAGCGTTTCGAGTCGGATCTTTCTTCGAAACACCCTTTTCTTTCATCGGATCGGCTTTATTGCCCGCAACTGGACCCGGAGTGCCCATGTTCTGCGGCGATTGCGGCGATCCTGCCGGCAACGGAAGCTCCGTTACCAGTTCTGACTTCCGCTGAGCATTCTCGGCCACCGATTCCAGCCCTTCCGGAGCCAGAACCGTCTTATTCCCCAGCAGCCCACGATCCCACCAGTCTTTCATCACCTCGTGATCTTCCTGGCGGTTTCTCGTCTGAACTCGTGGCGGCTTGATCTCCAGCACAACCTGCAACACGTCAGCCGTTGTGATGTCGTGCTGTCCTGACTCCGCAGCGTACCACAGAGCCTGCTTCAGAATCCGCAGGTCTTCCTGCACCATAAGAGACTGCTCGAACCGCATCGACTTGTGGAACGGTCCCTCCGAAACCAGCGTTGACGCGAAATTCCCCTCGCTGACGTTTGCCGTCAGCATAAATTCCGGCAACTTCATTCCCGCAGCGCACGACCGAAGCAGCGATACCAGAGTTTCTATGTGGTTACTGTTACCGGCGCCTGTCTCCGGAAACTCGTACTTGATCTGCGAAGGAATTGTGACAACCGCTGCCGAGGGAAAGTCGTATGTTTCTGATTGCCCGCTGCTCGCGCCGCCATTTTGCTGCGTATTCAGGTAACTCTTGACCGAATCGCTCGACGGATTCCCCATGATCGTCCGGATCGCACCGAACGCCGCCTGAAACGAACTCGTTCGCATCAGATTCGCCAGCAACTTCTTCGCGAAGATCAGTTCTTCCCTGACCGGCCAGTAAAGAGTGAGCCCCCGGGGATCCGCCGACAACACGTTTCTCTTGCGATGCTGAACCAGAATCCGATCCTGAGATTCTTCCATCTGCGGAATCGTGTCGCCCCGGTAATTCGCAAGACTACCGTCCTTTGTCATCTTCGTGACGAATCGCAGATCCGGATACCAAACATCCTTCAGGAAGTACGCGACCGGCTGAGCGCGGAGATCATTTGTCTTCCGGACGCCCAGCGAATCAAAGTATTCCTTCGAAGCGTCGTCCGGATCCACGAAACTGCTCTTCGGGTCATCGTCGAGATCCTGTGGCTCGCCAAAGTAAACCCGGACCATCCCGTCGTCGTCGTAACTCAGCAGGTCGAACACCTCACCGTGCCGATCGCACCGTTGACTGACTTCCGACTGCCGCATTTGCCACTGATTCTCAGCCGTCCACAGCTCAATGAACGCCTCAATCCGCTTCACCGCATCAGAGTTCGGCTGATTCTCGTCCCTCGGCTTTACCGTGATTGCGTGCCCTGTATCAGCGATGTAATAACTGCGATTGTCCTTCGCATTTGTCCCCCAGGGCAACCTGCCAAGCTGATCTCCGAGAACAATTGCCTCCCGGACATCCTGAATCGTCTCGAGCGGCTCGTCGCCACCGAACGGAAGCTGATCGCCGTTCGCGTTCACCCCGCCGCAACTGACTCCAAGCTCTTCGAAGATCCGCGCAGCAGCCTTCGTCGCCTCGATTGCCAGTTTCTCGTTCTCAATCACCCAACTTGTCGGTAAACCGTTCGCATATGCCATCTGATGTCTCCTCGACAGCAGATTACACAGGAAAACACGCCGAAACAATCTTAGTAAGACTTGTATGCCGCCATTCCGGCCTGAACGAGCAGGTCATTCACGCAAATATCGTCCTTGAACACCTCTGCCAGATATCTGCCGTACTTCTCCTGACTGTCCTTGATTGTCCTCACGTCGATCTCAGAGCCCGCCGGCATCAGGGCGATCAAATAGTCCCTCGCCGCAATCCCCTGCTCTCGCTGCGGGCCTCTGACTTCCGGTGTGTTGATCCGCGCCAGTCTCAGTTTCTGCTTCGTGTGCGACCCAAAACCAAGGTCGACCATCACAGTGATCGTGTCGCCGTCATAAATCGAAATGACTGTCGCTGAATACTGGTATTTCGCGATCATCGAAGAAACCTCCACCACCAATGCGTCGATCTCACTGCACGCCGGTAAATCCCTACGTTCGCATTCTGCTGAAACGATTGGTCGACGACCATAGAGATCGTCTGTATCGCAAACTCAACCGGATCCGACTTTTCGCGGCAATGACCGCATCCTCGCTTACTCACGTCACTTCTCCTTCCTCAGATTCTCCCAGTATTCCATCTCATATCGCGGCAACTGAGTACACATCGCCAGTGCATCCGGCCCGTCGTCGTGCTTCCCGACGCCCGGGATGCCGTCGAACTGCTTAATCTGCTGCAGAAGCAGCGTTGTCCCCGGATTCTCCAGAAACCGAAACTCTCGCTGCGTCAGTCGCTTATCCAAGCCTCTCCGAATCCTCATTTCCTTCTTCAGCATGTCCTCGACCGGAATAATGATCCCTCCAGACATGAGGTATTTCGACAGGGCATAGTCCGGGTGATTCGCCGCGTAGTTCATGATCAAGTCGCGAAAAATACTCTGAAACTGCGTCGACTCAATCCCAATCAGGTCGCCTGATCTGATCCGGTGGTGATCCTGCTCGCAGAACAGGAATAAGTCCTCGATGATCTCCGACGGCGATCGTCGTTTTAAGTCCGCATCGACATACGCCAGTTCTGACGTTTGTGCCATGCAAACCAAGGCACTGTAGTCGCCTTTCTTTACTGATTTTCCTTTACTTGGATCTACACAGAACATTCGCACAACATCGTTGGCGTGTTTCGGGATGGGGAACTTTTCCAGCGGGATGTAGACGTTGACAAACAAGTCTCTGTGCCATTCAGATCCCGTCTGCGATGATCCGAGCCATGAACCCTCTAGAAATCGCTGACGGTCCTGTTCAGACATCTGCTCCAGTCGCTGCCGGTATCCGGGGTCTGACTTCTGGAGATGCTCGTTGTCCTTTAGCGTTGCGCCGATGAATGTGGCCGACGTTGTGACGCATTCTTCTTCGCCGGTCGTCTCGTTGATCTCATACTGCGGACTGTCGTACCAAATAAACTCTGGCTCGACGTATCTGAAGTAGCGAATGACTCCTGATCGGTCGGGGATCGGGAACCCTGTTTCAGGATCGATCCACCAGTATAAAAATCTGTAAAGCCATGACATTGAATCTGGATTACAAGACAATCTCAGGCGGGGTTTTACTCCAGATTTACTACGACAGCGACCCCACAAATATTGCACGAATTGCAGGGGCCACTGAGTCGCTTCGTCGACTGCCAAATAGTCGATCTGGCTCCCCTGATAATCGTCGAGGTTCTTTTGAAACTGGCATGTCCCGAGAGCGATCTTCGCACCGCACGGAAAAGTGAACTCCGCGCGAGTGTGATTGTATGTTGCCCCGTATGGCGAATACATCGATTTGCAGTGGTCCAAAAGTGCCCCGGGCTGACTCAACTGGGGGAACGTACGGCGAACAATCAACCCCCTGAAATCCGGATTCGCATGTGGTCCCTGAGTGTGCCTCAGAAAGTCCAGCGTCAGGATATGAGTTTTGCCGCATCCGGCCCCAGATCCGAAACACAACCACTCTGCTTCGGATGTCAAGAATCTGTACTGCGGATCCGAGAGTTTCATAG